TATCTCAGAAAAAGGCATACAATCTTCTAACAAAACTGGCTTGCAGTTCATGCCATCGGAGGGTGCTAAAAAGCCTAAGACCTCTAAAAAAGAACCTAAAAAGAAAAAAGAAGTAGAAAAACAATATATCACAATAGATGCAGGTAATGATGAAACAGTTCCTGTTCTACAAGAAATAAGGAATGGAAAACCATTAACTGATCCAAAGGGTGATCCTAAATTTGTACAACAAAAATACGAGCTTCTTGCATCTCCATTTATAGATAATTACTCTGGTAATAACCCAGAAGACACAACAAAGCCAAATTATGATGAACTTGCTTATGATGTAAGCGGAGTTGCTCAAAAGAAAATCAATGCCGCAATTGATTCTGGTGCTGTTGATGCTGCTGCAAACATGATGGTAAGCAAAACCAATGAGGCAATGAAGAACGCTGATATTGCCGCAGGTTCTGGATGGTATAGCAGAATGCGTGAAAATCTTTTAAATGCACTGGGCGTTGAAGGACGTGAGCTTCTTTCACAATTGCTTGGTGCAACTAGCGCAAAAACTCCAGTGAATGAAAACTTCCTTCAAGCAATGGATGGTTATGAAGGAATTAAATCTGGCAGATATGACTCAAATAGAAAAGCATATCTTGAAATGATTAATGCTGAAAATAAGAACGAATTAAACGATCTTATTGACGATAGGAATTATATTGCTGTTATAAAGAACAAGATATCAGATCTTAATAAAGCAGGGAAAAAAGTAACTGGCAAAAAACAAAAGGTAATTCAATCAGAAGCTAAAAAACTAAAAGAATTAATAGCTATCAAACCAGAAGATAGGACTAAAAAGAATAGGTATTCTATTGTTATTAATGCTTCTGGATTAATGCCATTAAGATCAAATGGAAAGAAGTTCAATGCGAATTCAATGGCAGTAATGAAGGTTATTGCTGGAACTTGGTTGGATAACAGGAAAGCACCAAAGACACCAAACTTTGCAGGGAATCTGTCTGGAAGGACTGTTCAAGCAACAATCGATGTTTGGGCAGCAAGATTCATGCGTCAGATATTGCACGAAGGATTTGGGACACCTTGGAGAATTCAGCCTAAATCAGAAACTGGTGTAACCAACGAAGACTTCGCTTTGGGGCAGGTTGTAATGCAACGTGCGGCAAAGAAACTTGGAATGAATCCTGACGATTTACAGGCTATTTTGTGGTTTGCAGAAAAGCACAACTGGGATGATCGTGGATGGACGGGAGCAGAGGGAGCAGAAAAATCTAGCTTTGATGAAATCTTTAGTGTATTTTTCCCAAAAGGTAAAAAGCCTTTGACATTTTCAGAAGCATCCGAGGTTCTTAAATCTCAAAAAAATAAAGACGAATCAATAGATGAACAGATAGATGAAGAAACAGATGGAGACACTGATGAAGAATGATGAAAAAGATTTGGCAGAGTATGCTAAACTAATGAGAGATCTTCCAATTCAAACAGAAGATGATGACAAAGATTTAAGCGATGCACTTGAAGAAGGTGCTGACTTAAATGAATTGTTAAAAGAAATAGAACAAGAAGAAGAATAAACCAATGCCACTACGAAAATGTGCCTCGCAGAATTGCTTTGAACGCAATCTCAAAACTGAAATGAAATCTGGCAAACCACAAAAGCAAGCACTTGCTATTGCCTATGCCGTGCAAAAGAAAGCTAAGGCTAAAAAGAAATAGCCTTTACAAATTAATAAATATGAAAAATACAAAACCCGTAAAAGGGATCGGACGTAACCAGTGCGGTGTAGAAGAACACGATGATCCGTGGGTTCGCAGACTTTCCATTGTAGTCGATCAAGCCTGTGCGTTCTTCTGGACACGCACTCCAGAGAGACGTAAAATTCAACGCGAATTTCTCGCTAAATTACATGGCTATTAAACGCAACAACCACCCTGCATTCCCTGTGCCTCATTTCGGTGGTGATGCAAAGACATCCGCAGTCAAACCAAACTCTGGAATGGGAATCCGAGACTATTTTGCAGGGGCAGCACTGCGGGGCTACAGGGCATCAGAAGAATTCTCTGGTGAACTGCCTGAGATAGTGGCAGAGTTGGCCTTCGTTGACGCAGACGCAATGCTCATCGAACGTGAGAAACAAACATTCAACCAATAAATATTATGTCAGATACAACACCAAAACAAGCAGGAGAAGAGGAAATCCAACAAGCAATTGAAACAGCAATTTCAGGGCTAGATTTGGACAAAATATCAATGCATCAGGTCTACCAAGACGTTATGTTTACAATCCAAAACACAAGTTTCAAATTGCTTTTAGCAAATAAATTGTTTGAGCATATTTTCGTGCGTGACGGGGTATTCCAAACTAAGGAGCAAGATGAGCCACGGAAAGATTGACAACAATGAGTGGCACAGAAACGGCAAGGGAGATAAGCCCAGAACCAAAACTTGGGAGAAAAAGTACCGAGACAACTACGACGATATCGACTGGCATTCATTCAAGCGAATTGCCAAGGAAAGAGACAAAAATGAAGATGACAATTCCTGATTCAGTACGGCAGTTTTTATCGGAGATTGGACGCAAAGGTGGATGCGTTTCTTCAGATAAAAAAGTTGAGGCAGCACGGGCCAATGGTGCAAAAGGTGGAAGACCTAGAAAGATGGAAGTCTGCACAGCTTGATTCTATCGGCATCTGCGGGTGTCAACAGAATTAAGTAATTATTTTTATCCTACTGAAAAAAAGTGAAAATATTTTGTTGCATAACCCAAGCGGCTTGGTATCTTGTTTGTAGTTGATGACACAACGTCAGCAACGAAACCAAAAACCAAATCAATCAAATGAACACAATAAATAACCCAGTAATCGCAACACACGCTTCATCCACACGCAGTCAACGCTACGGATTCATTAGCACAAAAGACATCGTAGATTCTTTCGCAGAATCTGGATATGTTCCACGTCAAATCCAATTGGCAAAAGCACGGAAAGACGAAAACAAGGGATTTCAAAAACATCTCATTCGTTTTGGTCATCGTGATCTTGCTTCGATTAACAATGAGGCATCTCCAGAGTTTGTTTTGATCAACTCACATGATGGCACAAGTTCAGCCCAACTCTCTATTGGTTTGCGTGTGTTTGCTTGCCTAAACGGATTAGTTACTGGAGATATTTTTGATACAATCAAAATCTACCACCGCAGTGTTGATGTTAATCGTTTCTTGGAAGCAGCAACTCTTCTTCGTAACAATGTCCCATTCCTAACTGACCGAGTTCATGCATTCAAACAAAAGCAACTCACAGATGCGGAAACAAACCAATATCTAGTAGACTCGCTAAAACTCCGCTACGACGAGCCAAGTGAGGAATCAACAAAGGCTGATCGTTATGATTTTCAAAATAAATTATACTACCTTAATCGCGCCCGCAGATATGCTGATTCTGGAACTAACTTGTGGGAAACATTCAATCGTGTTCAAGAAAACCTTATCAAGGGACGCACTGGGAGTGGCATTCGCAGAGTAACGTCACCAACAACAGATTTAAAATTGAATAAAGACCTTTGGAATTTAACAGAGCAATATCTTTTAAATAACTAAAACCCAAACGGAGCGGGTTCTACCCCCGCTCCGCAACCCAACAAACAAAATGAAACTATTCAAATCTTCCGAGCATTACAAAAACGCTTCGCACACAAAATTGGTGCAAGCACTACAAGCGGTGGTGGACGCATACGGACACAAAGATTCGATGCTGATTGACCAGTGCAAGGATGCTTTAAGGACGGCTGGAATCTTTCCAAAAAAACATTGTTGACAATCCCAACCAGCTTTGATTATTCTGCAACCCTAATGAACACACCAACCACATCAAACGACAATTGGTTTCCTGCTTGCGGAGGAACTGAACAACCATTCACCAGCAGGTCTGGACGCAGACTTCTGTATTGCTGGCAACCATCCACTGGCAACCATGCCTATCTCGATCTTGGCAGTGATCTCATCCTGTCTGATGAGGAGGCACAGAACGCACTTGCTCTTTTCTAATATGAGCATCATCGAAACATTCACGTCAACTCCACTGCTTGTGACGCTCCAGCATACGCTGGATGCGTTCATGGTAATCGCACCAGCATTCGCAATCATCGGCATAACATTCATCCTCACCAAAAACAAATGACCACATCAATCGCAGTTTCCTATTTTATCTTGTCCTTTGCCTCATGCTTCGCTTGCTATCGCTTGGGTCAGGAAAACATCCTGTATCGCTTCAAGAAGTATTGCGACAAGCGCAAGAAGCATGAACGCACTTGCGAACAATGGGAAGATTTCACTCGTCAGTAAACAAACAACAAACCAGTAAATAAACAAATGAAAAACATAGCGTCAGCACTAGTCAAAGCACAGAAGGCATTCGGCCCAGCACTCAAATCATCAACCAACCCTCACTTCCGCTCGCGGTACGCAGATCTGTCTGCTTGCGTCGAAGCAGTCATCACGGGTCTTAACGATAACGGAATCGCATTGATCCAGCAGACACACGATAGCGAGTCTGGGGTGTGCGTAGAAACCCTTTTCCTACATGAGAGTGGTGAATCACTCTCAGCGGGTAAACTGCACGTTCCTGCTACCAAGCAAGACGCACAAGGCTATGGATCTGCCTTGACCTATGCGCGGCGTTACTCGCTCATGGCAGCGTGTGGAATCGCTCCAGAAGATGACGATGGCAATGCGGCATCTCGTCCAAGCGTTCCGCAAGCTAGGACAACAGTCACAAAGGTCATAGCACCTGCAACACCAAAGGAAGATCCAAACTGGTTCACAAAGGTTGAGTTCGTGATTGGAACCAAAGCTGAATCGGCTACAGCATACCTGATCTCAAAAGGTGAAATCAAAGTTGGTCAGTTGTGGCACGATCTTCCCGCTGGCAAGTATCGTGACAACTTGCTCGTATCTCCGGGGAAGTTCTTGGCAGCAGTTGCGAAGTGGGAGGCATCCAAATGATCCGTCATTCACTACTACCCAAGCTGGCTGAGTGTGCCTGTTTCGAGTCAGCAGGGGGTAACTCCCCTGCTGCATCTCGCGGGACTCACATGGACGAGGCATTCAGGGAAATGTTCATGGCTAACAACAAGCCATTCCTTGCGCTGAATCCCAAGGATGCTGATGCGGTCATGTGGGCAGTGGAAACGACCAAGACAATCGCTGGTGATCACGAAGTAATCACAGACGAGGATAGCCTCAAGGTTAAAACGCCGGGCATCGATCACATTGGAACCGAGGATTGCCGCATCCCCGCACTCCATACAAGCCTAGACCTGAAGTCAGGAATTATACGCTCATACTACGAGCAGCAGTGTGCCTATGCCTATGGGAACATGGCATCAAGTTACGATTTTGAAACGGGTGAATACGCTATTCGCGAATGGACTACGCACCTATTGTTCTGTGATCAAGAACGGGTGGTTACGCACTCTTGGACAATCGAGGAGGCCAAGCAGGTTGTTGAGGGAGTCCTTGCAGCATACAACGATCCAGACAAAGTACCGACAGCTTGCGATTATTGCCGCTGGTGCAACAAGGCAGCAACGTGCGGTCAAATTGCAGTCCCTATTGCTAACACACTAGCGGTTGTGGAAAACGACCTGCAGACCAACCTAGCGCAAATGCAGGCGCATCTCGCAGGTGATATCGAGCGACTCTCTACGTTTGTAAAACAGAGCAGTATTTTCAACAACTACTTAGTGGATTGGGCAAAGGATTTGCTCAAGGAAAGGCTACAGGCAGGTGAGAAAGTCTATGGATGGAAGCTACAACGTCAGAAAGGACGTGAGACATACCCAGAAGAGGTCATCGAACATATCGGTACTTGCACTGAAATGTCATTATCCGACAGCATTAAACTATTCGGAGGTAGCATCTCTGCTACAAAATTGCAGAAGTACTGCGATTCGGTAGGATACGACCTATCCCAGATTCAGCCAGATGTTGGCGAGGAAATCGTGAAGTTAGTTGAAGACAAACCTAAGAAAGCAAAACTATGAACGAACTGAACTTTGATAAACTCACATCTAATGGCTGGAAGCAATTCAAAGATCACCTTGGGCAATCGGATATCTCGTTTTACAAAACCTTCGCAGGGCATGAGGAATGCCGTTGCAATGAGGGCAAGAAAAAGCAAGTTGAGGTATACGTCTACGATCACCGAAAGTATAGCTCAGTTGCTGGGGTTGGCTATGAGGTTAAATGCACTGGTGAGTTGCCAGATGGCACATGGCTTGACTTAAAATCATATGGATTATCTGAAGACAATATTGACCCCAAGGCACAGGAACTTTTGGCAATCTGGGATTGGTCAGTAAAAAACAATTTGACGAAATCCAAAAGCTAGATAATTTGAGTTAGCTTCAGACGAAGCGCGATGTTTGATACCATCGTTAAAAACCAACCAATTTGACCTACCTCATGCCCATAAGATTCCTTGTGGGAGTATCACTTGAGGTGGGTCTTTTTTTATACTATGAAAATTAAACGACCAGCATTTCAGTTCTACCCCGCTGATTATTTGGGATCTCAACGTGTAGCGTTGATGAGTCTTGAAGAAGAGGGTGCTTATATCCGCTTGCTTTGCTATTGTTGGCAGCACGGAAGTATCCCATCGAATCCAGATCAAATAGCACGATTGATTGGCAAGGGTGCTTCAACCACCCTTGCAACCACCGTTGCAACCATGTTCAAACCACACCCCAACGACACTTCATGCATGGTGCATGAGAGGTTGGAGCAGGAAATCTTAAAACAGAATGAATGGGCAAGAAAGAGTGCCGAAGGTGGCAAGAAGTCTGCCGAAATGCGTAAAATGCTCAAGGGTGGTTCAACCACACTTGCAAGGGTGGTTGAAGATTGCTTGCCAAATGGTATCAACCAAAAGGCAACACTACAGTCTTCTTCTTCATCTTCTTCTTCATCTTCTACTACTAATAATATAAATAGACCAGATTCAGTTCCAGAGCAAGTCTGGAACGATTTTATCAAACTTCGTAAAGCCAAGAAAGCACCATTAACCCAAACGGCATTGAACGGAATTGAACGTGAAGCAGAGGAAGCAGGGTGGACACTGGAGGAAGCAATCTCAGAATGCGTTACCCGTGGATGGCAAGGATTCAAAGCTGAATGGGTTTGCAAGGTGCAACAGACAAACAACCGGGGATACTAAATGAAAAACATACCAATCGCACAAACAGCAGAAAAAGCAGCACTATCGCTAATCGCAATCGATCCAGACGTTCTACCACACCTTGCGTGGAATGCTGATCTGTTTGCGTTATCGCAACACAAACTCATTTACACCGCACTGGAGAGAGTCTACCAGCGGACAGGATCAACCAACGCACTAGGTGCATTGTCTGACCTAGAGACAACTGGCAAGTTGAATGCTTGTGGAGGGAAAGATGGAGTCATGGAAATCCTCCAGACAATATTTCTGTCACCCGGTGCTATGTGCTTAGAAACCGCAGCAGACTATCGCGCACAACTCATAAAGGCAAAAGGGTACAGGGATGCCATCAAAACGTGGGAGGACGCGCATGATGACGTTTGCGCGATGAAGGCAGACCTCTCTAGCCTCGCAGAGTCCTTTGCCAATGCAATCGTGCCAGAACACCAGTGCAAGGACGTAAAGGCCCATTTAAACGATTTCCTTGATGATCTGGAGGACAAGACCCCACTAGAGAATTTCCCAACTGGAATTCCAAAGCTGGATAAGTTGCTTGGTGGAGGTGTTCGCAGAGGTGAGATGCTAGTGGTAGGAGCGCAGACCTCTGGAGGTAAATCCATCCTGCTTTATCAAGCCGCACTTCAAGCATTACTCAACAACAAATCAGTAACTATATTTTCTTTAGAGATGCCAGCTAAGGCTATTCTACAACGTATAGCTTCCAATCTTCTGGGTAAGACAATTCTGCCATTGCGTGAGATGGAGGGAGTCACAGAGTGGAGAGGTGTTGCATCTGCCAAGGATATCTCCAGTGCAATAACCCAACTCATGCAGATGAAACTAACGATCCGAGATGATCTCTCAGAGGTGGGTGAAATTGCAGCAGAGGCATCACGTCTCGCTTCACTTGGCAAGGCCGATCTGATCGCGGTTGACTACCTGCAAATCGTAACCATGCCATCCGCTGATAACCGAGAACAGGCAGTGAGTGAGCTATCACGCAGACTAAAGTTATCTGCACTCAAGACAAACTCCGCAGTCATCACCGCATCACAACTCAACGACGAAGGTGCAGTCCGTGAGTCCAGAGCAATCGCGCACCATACCGATTTCTTGGTGTTGATATCGCATCCAGATGAGAAGAAAAAGGAAGTTGCGTCATACAAGAAGAAGACAGAAACCCAACCGACTTCGCGAATCCATGTTGGCAAGAATCGTCGGGGTCAAAGGGACGTGTTCGTTCCTGTAAAAATGCGTGGAGATATTTCTCGTTTTGAACAAATCGATGAGCATTGATCACCACTTCGACGAGGCTTGCATTCTGCTCGATACTGCAACAGCAATCTGGCAGACCCGCATGAAATCTAGGTTTGCGGACGCTCAGGAAAAATACAATCTGGCAATAGAAATCTACAATAAATATTTTTCGCACATCGAAGAAAATTCTGTTGACGAGTTTGAATTTTAACCCTAGATGTAGTGCCGTCAGTCCAATAAATACACCATATCAAATGAAACAACTAAACGTAATCACAGTCGAGGCTGACAAGTCTCGCAATGCCAGTGGCACACGGGACTGGGGAAAGTTCCGCATCACGTCGAAGTCCTATCTATCCAAAGAAATCATCGAGTCCATCTGTGCCTCTCACGATATGTTTGGGCAATCGTTCACGTTCCATGAAACGAAGGACGAAAATGGGTATGTCTACGAAGGAAGTTACGATTGCTGGAGCGACTAACCATAACATAACACTTTCTGCAACCTAATGCAGACTTGGTGGCATCACACCACAAAAACGATGCAATAATATAAACTAACTATAACAATAATATGGCAGACCAATACGACAACACGAATCGCGGATCACTATTCAAAAATGACCGCAAAGAACTAGACACCCACCCAGACTACAATGGATCGATCAACATCGAGGGTCGAGACTTCTGGCTCAATGGTTGGCTCAAGGAATCCAAGAAGGACGGAAAGAAGTTCTTCAGCTTATCAGTCAAGCCAAAGGATCAAGGCGCAACCAAAACCCCCGCAAAGGCCAAATCTGCTCCAGCACGGGCCAAGGATGACGATGGAGATGACATTCCTTTTTGACCTATGATATTTGCTTTCCTTTTTACTCTGCATAGGTCAGTCCCGCAGTTAACAGGATTTCCTCGCTAGGTTGGGAACTCCCGATCAGCAGGGGCAAACGGGGGCAGCGCATCCGAAAAAACGCTGACCAATTTATGAAAACTAAAAAGATTAAATTACAATGGAATGAGTTGTCCATTTTGCGTGAATTTATTTGGAATAATTCAGATCTTTTAAAGGATTATATTGAGAGTGAAGGTTATGATTATTTTATGGCTTCGATAATTGAAGATAATATTATTAATTATATTGAAGAAAATTATTCAAAAGAAATGGATAAAGAAAACCATTTAACGCATGATGAAGCAAAAAAAAGACTCAAAAAATTCATTATTAATAATGAAGAAGTGTTAACTTATGGATTTGGATTAACTTACTGCAAATAAGTGCATAAATTTCAATAAATAATTTTAAGGGATTGTAGCGGCCACCATGTGGGCTGGTTATCATTTGACCCTGTGAGGTAACTACATAAAACCTCACACCCCATTTTATAAATATATGACCGAAATTATAACAGACTACTTGGACGCAAAGCAACTGGCTGACAGGTTAACTGCACTGGAGTTGCACTCCACCAGCGAGTTGGCTAGGCTGGAGCAAGAGCGTGACGAGGCGCGGGAGAAGGCCGAACGCTATCGGATTGAAGCAAATGCTATAATGATGCAACGCGACGAGGCGGTGGAGGAAATAAAAGAATGGAAAACGCTGTGTCTGTGGGGAGGGACGCCCGAACATATTCACGGTTTCATTAGAGGACAGCAATCGCGAATCCAGCATTTGGAATGCGAGCGTGAC